GCTTGAATTTGGAGTCTCTTGGGTCCATGTTGTAAATATTCAGCAATACAGAGTTGTGCTCTGGTAGGTTGTGGAAGATCTAAGTGTGTCCACACAGCTGTAAGGAAGAACCTGAAGTCCTCCCTTAACTGATCATATATTGTCTTATGCTTTTTCTTCATGCATTAACAATCCTCAAGACTTTGACCAATCTTATTACCAATTTGTCCACCTTTGCGGGTACCCCACATAGACATCCAGCCTTGTGCTAACCATCCTATTACAGGTATCTGTGTGATCGTAGGGGCCGCCGCTGCTGATATAGCAGTACCAGCCATTTTTCCCTGACTCTCACCATTAATACCAGCCTCTAAGCAAGCAAGCTCCTTAGCTGTCATCTCAGCACCCTTACGGGATTGATGTAACTCTTGGCTAAGATAAGGTTTATACAATTCACTATTAATAGTATATTCTTCTGTTGTCTTTTTCCCTGTTCTCTTCATTACTAGCGGATCATTCGCTCGATACCTCATTTGGTACCCTTCGGGTGAAGCTATAATTTCATATGAACTATATTCACTTACAGGGGGTATAGGTATCGTGGGGAGATTACTTTGCTGCTTATTTGATCGTAGTAATGCAATATTACATACCCCAAATAATGCAGCTACCGCTAGTATTCCCCATTTGCTTAAATCATTTTTATACATAGGTGCTATTGCATTTTTATGCAGTAAATGGTTTACCAAACTTACCTTTAAGCTTTGCTTTTTTAGGTAAATGTTTCCAAGGATCAGGTTTTGGCCCTTGACCTTCGCCTTCAGGTAAAGGCCATGTCGGCGTTTTAAATGCCATTATTCTATCCAAGTTAAAATTCGTTTTTCTCTAAAAGGATCTGGTGGGAAATTATCCCTAAACCAATCTAGCCAGACTTGACTTCCTTTATTCTGATTACATTTGCGACAAGCGGGAACACAGTTCCTAGTAATATTAGTACCTCCCATAGATCTGGGATGTACATGGTCAATGGTAAGATCATGTTCTCGATGCCTTTGTCCACAATAAATACATTCATAATTGTTTGCCTCTTTAATAGCTTTTCTCCATAGCCGCTTTGCTTCAGCTGACTGCATAGCTAAAAGATTGATAAGATAGTGTTCAGAAGTTGGAAGGATTGGTGTCATTTTTTACTGCGATTTCGTGCTCTGTTTGTCGATGGGTCTTCCCGTACTAAACTACCTTTCGAGGTATGCGAGTAGTCTTTTCCACCTTTACCATAGTTACCATCCTTACGTCTAGCACGGTTTAATTCGGCACGATAATTTTTATTTGCAGTAGTTTTATTCCTTTTACGTTGTGCTGCATTTTTCTTTGCCCTAGAAGCTGGATTATCTCTATAATTCCTTGCGCTTCTTTTTAGCTTATTACGGGGCATTGCTTTTGGAGCCATTATCTATGCACCGCTTTTTGTACAGCTTCAAAATCGACCTTCGGCATTAGGTCTGCTAATTTACCCAAAGGTGATTCATCAAAACCAATACCAGTGATGTCATTTTTATATAACCAGTCCGTAGCAGCTTTAAGGTCTGCTGTGGTAGCTTCGCCAGATTTGATACGGTCAATCAGTTCTACAGTTACAAGATTATGCAACGCATTAAACTGATCCTCTGTGGCTCGTTTATCCATTATGTTAAAACTTTTTTATTTGTAAATAACTGCTGTTCAATAAAATCTACAGCCTTATCATCAACAACATTATCAGTAGTTGATACTAGCTTGCGTAAAATATCAATAAGTAGTTTTTTTACAGAATCGGAAGTAGCAAAAGCCATTAGTATTGGCTTAATTAGTAGAATCATTTGTCATTAATAGGTTCAGGTGGACATTCGTACTCTTGTTCTTGCCAAGGATATTTCTTGTCTTTAGGAGTACACTTTTCTTTTAAATATTTTTTAACAGCAGCTTTTTTCTTTGCCTGATACTCAACTATAGGAACTACATCGTTACACATATCATGTACACGAGTACCTTCAGCTAACATGAATCCTTTGCGCTGTAGTTCAGCACATCTCAACACACGGGTTAACTCATAGTCAAGTCTCATCTTTTCTTCAATGCGTTTAGCATTACGCCTGCATTGACGTAAACCTGATACATCTAAAGGAAACATGAAATTAATCTGTCCTCCCCAGTTTTCTGCTATTGTATAGGTTCTCTGTTTCATATTTTCATCAAAAGGGACCGTATGATTCCCCATGTAGAACGGACTGAACGTCATCGTAGCACCATTACAGCTAACCCCAGAACCGTAGTGCTGCCTTGAAGGAGCACCATTGTTCTGGAATTGAACCGCTTGGTTTGTCACATTTCCTGTCGCTGCTGCAACGGGATTAGACACATTTGTAGTCTCTGGGTCTGACGCTTTAGCAGGTGCTACTGCGAGAAGACTGACAAGGAGACAGTAGTAGAGTCCGTTTCGATAGTTCTTTCGACCTCTGTTAGTTCGATTATCTGGCTTGCTGCTCTTGACACTACTTCGAGTGAGAAGTCGCTTCCAGCTGTATGAATTGTAAAGATTGAATCGCTGTCTACTAAGCCTCCAGAGCTTGCTGAGGTATGGGTAATGTTGTCTCCAGACCACTTGTTTAATGCTGCTCCATAGGTTGTAGTGGTGATTTCTTCTGTTATTTCTTGAGTTGTAGTTGTAGTACTGTTCATCGAACCCTGAGTAAAGTTGGGTTGAACTAGCTCTGCTCGTACAATAGTTGGTGTTAGTAGTAGCAACGGTAAAAGCCATAACTTTTTCATGTTTTAGGTTTGTCTTTTGCCATTGGACAATTTACGGGGCTTTTGTTTTTGTTATTATTACCAGTGGTCAAGCCAAAAGTGGCGAGGGCTCCCGTAAACACACTGGCAACGAACGTGATATCACTATTCCCAGATTTCTTGACCATAGGTATTTCTACATAGTTCATTGTGATGATAAAACCACTCCAAACTACAACTCCTAAACGGACAAAAGTTCCAAGAATTTGTATTTGATGCTCTTGGTCCTCAGCAGCATCTTTCAGCTTTCCAAGGAGTCCTTTTTTTTCTTCTGGCGGTTTTCCTTCCATTTATCTACTTTTTTCTGTAAGAATTTTTGTACTTGTTTTTTTATCTTATTAAAGAAAGGTGTAGCAAGAGTTGTAGTGGCTACAGCTGCTACAGCTGCATAGGTAGCAGTAGCTACCACTTCAGCAGTAGGGAGAGGCAAATCTATCTTTATAATAGGTACTCTTAAACTTGGTTGTTCCATAGTTTGAGTTTCTGCCTCTTCCTTTTCTTCAGGTACTTCTTCCATTTTCACCCCCTTAGGTGCTTCCAAATTCTGTGGAGGAATAACAATCGTTGGGAAGACTGGCATATCTGCACTTGGTTGTTTTAAAGGTATGCTAGGCATATCTAAAGATTTTGGAAGCTTTGTATTAGTGAGCTTTATGGATGGTATTGGCATTTATCCTTTAACTAATAAGCTAGTAGAACTTAAAGCAATACCAGCTGGTAATATTGGGTCTGCTTCTGTTTGTGATAATGATCCGTTATTTTGAACATAATACTTCTTACCAGCAGTTAAACCAGATTGAGTTGAAGTACTACCTACTACGTTTATAGTTGCGGTATTACCATCGCTATAAGCAGCACTAGAGAATCCAATAAAGTTACCCGTAGTAGCATCAGTAGCAGCAAATTGAACTAATCTTTCTTTTATGTAATTAGTACCTGTTCCTTGAATTTGCCTGTCAAACATTACCATCCAAGATCCAGTTCCAAAGTAGGACATATCCATAGCAACTTCTTCGTTGTTTCTTTGATCAACACTACCACCACTTAATTGGACAGGAGTTGAGCATGTAACGGTTGCATTATCATCATTGATTTTAACTGTTTGATAATAAACTCTTTCATCTGAATAGTTTCTTATTAAAACAAAGAACTGCTTTTTATCAGAATCATATTGAATCTTTTCATAGTATTTTGCTGTCCAAGCATTATTTGTAAGCACGGTACCTGTCATACTAGGTACTACAGACCCACCAGTTCCAGTTATTTCACCAATTTCGACTACTCTTTGGTCATTTGGATTACTTGTAGAATCATCACCATAGAAAGCTAGTAATTTTTCTTTATCAGAATCCCAGCCTATATTAGGATATATTATATCGTTATTATGCCCACCGTGGAAATAAGCTTGGTTATTTACTCTATAATTGTAACTACTAGAAACCTGAGCAATTAACATAATCTGACCACGCCCATTATAAGTACCACCGCTTACCACATAAGAAACTGCAATACAATCTTTTTCAGGGCACCAAACCATCCGAGGATGCATATTATAAGCAGAATCAAATATACCATAGCCACCCGAATATCCAACATGGTTACCGTTGTAATCAAGCTCTTGTACACCGATTTTACCAGTTTGAGAACTTCTCAGTGCAACAAAACATTTACCACTGTTTTGCCCTGGAGCACACAAACAACCTTGTTCTGATTGATAACCGTGTATATTAGCATGACCACCACTATTTAAAGTAAACGTAGTACCAGTACTACTACTAGAAACATCAGCCCATCTAGCTCTTGTTATACTTCCATCAGTATATGCCATATAGATTCTATTAGTACTTGTCCAAACAATATCACACCAATTACAAGTGTTTTGATTAATAATTTGTTTAGTACCCCAAGAAACAGTATTATTGGTAGTATTGACTATACCTATAGCAGCGTATACTGTGTTTTGGCCTCTATCTTCATACCATATAGCAGCAATCTTATTACAAAGTGTTGAATAATCAGAAGAAAAGTTATGAGCTTGGTCTGAATAATTACCAGATCCAAGATCCTTAGCCATTCCACCGTTAGCTTCTGAACCATTACTAGCACTTACTCCTGTAATTGTTGAAACTTTTCCATCACTTCTTACAATAACTGCTGCATTTGCACCAATACTACCATGAGCAGTAGCGGTAATTGTCCCACCACTAGCAGGTAGGTTGGTTAAGTTTGCACCAGATCCGCTAAATGATGTAGCCGTTACCGTTCCAGCAAGTGTGGTATTACCAGAAGTATCAATAGTTAATCTTGTATCTGTCCCATCTCTAATTGTTAAATTATTATTAGAAACAATTTCCCAAGTGTTTGAATCATCACTTAATACAAGTGAAGAATGATCAGCATTATGGATATGAGCAAATCTATTAACACTATTAGGTGATGTAGGGCTAGAAGTACCTAATCCTAAATTTCCCGTACTATTAAGCAGCATCTTTTCGCTGGCATTAGTAGTAAAACTTAGGGAATCGCCATCGTTATTATATTCAATAGATCCTCCAACAGTTCTATGTTCATCAGTAAAGTTAACACGGGCTTGGTCATCATCACCAGCCATGATAGTCATGCCAGCATCAGCAGTTCCTTTAATAACGATACTGTTAGCAGAACCAGCAACACCAGATGCAACCGTGTCAGTTCCTATCGCTAAACTACTATCAATAAATCTACATTTCTCACTACCGTCAATCTGTATTTTTACATGACCATTTGATCCTCCATCGACTACTTCTACGAAGGTATTCTGTTCTTCAATTTTATCAGTAGCTACTGTTACAGCACCTGTTTGACCATTAACACTCGTTACACCACTTGTAGGGGTCTGTAACAGAGTGAAATCATTCATATTTCCAGCTGTACCAGAATTTCTGATATATGT